AACTCCCCCTCCACAACATCAGAGTTATTAAATTGGGCTACAATAGAACTCGGTGAATCTTGTATAGGGGTAACCTGATTATTACTCCAGTACAGCATTCCTCTAAATATAGAGGCCATACTACTTAAGACTTTAAAAGCCTGTTCACGACTTTGTAAATATAGATTACATGTGAATCGTGGCTCTAAATACCTCTGACCATTCGGGACTAGTTCATCGCAATACTGTGCTATGGTATATAGTGCTGACTTATCCACATGTGAAGTTTCGTCTAAGAACCCACCTAGGCCATATCTAGTGTTGGTGAGTAAATCATAGAAACACCAAGCAGGGTTATCAGTCCACTCTTTGTCTGCTTTGAATGTTCCATCCCATATCCCGGTATGCACTCTAGTTATAGGATTATAGTTTGATGGTACCTTTACCTTTAGTAATTTAAGTTCATACCCACGAGAGGGTACTGAACTAAACTGAGTAGCATCCATCTGAACCCCAATGTATGCTGTGTTTGGATAAGATAGCTTATGGTCTACTATTTCTGTAAGACTATCAAAAAAAGTCTCATTAAGTAAAAAGTCTGAGTCACTATCCGGAGTTAGTCGAGTAACACGAATCTCCCAAGGTCCATCATCTAACCCCGGTTGCGTTAAGTCTATCAAATGACTTTTTGTAAAAGCCACAGTACTTTTACCTGTTATATTAACCACTTTAGTAGGTACCCACTCGTGTAGATAAGCAAACTTAAGCGTCCCACTACCAACCTTATTAGAAATACGTATATCATAAACATCAGAGTCAAGGTCTCGAATTAAAAACTGACCGCCGCCGCCTACACCACCCCCGAATAGTCCAACGTCACCTAAAGGTTGATCCTTATAATAGTTATGACCAGTAGTAGTTCTGCCATCGGCATACCCACCTCTCTCCACTCTCTCCAGAAGAGTCCAGCCCCCTGATGGGCTGACCTGATACTCAATATCATAGGAAACATTTATTGTATTGTAGTCACCATCCCCGGGGTCTACATAGGTGTGAGTCCATTGGACAACACCATCTATACCAGTAACATCTTGAGTAGTAGTAGCGGTGCTATCACCGGTTGCAGAAAAAGGGGAGTACTGCTCGCCAACTCGTTGTGTTACAAATACACCACTTGTTTGTGATTGTAACCCTATCTCGTACTCAACTGTAGCACCATTAACAGCTCCATTGCTTATATTTGTATTAGTAAGCCGAGGAATACGTATATTGACCCTAGCAGAAGATAAGATGGATGATTCTGTTAGTACGGTTACTGGAGTTAACTCCAGTACTTCTGAGTTACTTATAGCTTTTTCGGCCTCACTGGCAGCAAACCCTTTGATATATTCTTGATCTTGGGTTCCGGTATTAATATCAAAGCTAACCTCCTCAAAGTTAGCCGAACCTTCGGTAACAGTACCCCCACTAATAGTATCGGAGTTTTGGATGGGCACACCATCGACGTAAATAGATTGAGCACCATTTACTAAGCCCTCAATCTCACCCTCACAAACCACGTCGAGGATTTTTACATACTCAATAGAATTTAAGTCTGCGTCTCTAGGTGGTCCCGGTATATATACTAGATTATGCCCCATTACTTATCCTTATTAATAGCCAACCAACGTGCCGACAGCTTCAGTTTCGACAGAATCAGAATTACCAACTCTGAACCCTTCTGAATAGAACCCAGCACTAATAACTTGCGAACCCACGCGGAGAGTTCCATACCCTATCGGAACTGGGTTACCTTGTCGGACTGTGTTGACAGGGCCATCAAAATTATATGCTGGTCTATTAGCATCCTTTTCTGTGTCCATAACAGGGTCAGGTAGTGGGAATAACAATTGGGAGACACCACCAACAATCAGCCCAAAACCTAGACTGGTAGCCCAAGTCGTGCCAGCCGGTCCACCCCATACAACTAAAGCCACACCTATAACTACACGAAGCATTGGGTTATTACCAGAGCCTTCAACCACAGGTATGATTTTAATAACTTCTTTTGTAGAGCTGGGGTAAAAAGTCTCTTCGGCGTCTAAGTCTTGTTCGTTCAACAAAACATGGTACTCTTTCCTACCATCTTCCCCTATAAAGAACTGTCTAAAGTCCTTAAAATTAGCGGACAACAGGCGCACAGCCTCAGCTGGGGAAGACACAGCAAACTGAAACTCTTTACCGAATTTCTCACCTAACTCCCCATAAAGTTTTATGGTTTTTAACTCTGACATATAACACCTCTAAGTACTTTACAGGGTATAACACCCCGCTCAAATTAAGTCAATATGTCGGAGGTACCCCCAAGTACTCTTATACCAGTACCCAGCATTACCGTATACGTCTCGACTGCTTAACTTAAAACCGACATGATGTAAAATGTCCCCTCCCCCTAAGTACACCCCTAGATGGTTAGGAACTTTAGAGCCACCGTACATTAAGATAACATCATGTTTCTGCAGATCATCAACCTTTTGGAACCCATTTTCGGCATACCTATCCAGTATAAGATTTTCACCTGTTTCATACCAAAATTCTTCTCTAGGATAGTCTGGTAGTTCTATTCCTAGTTTTCGTGAGTAGTAGTCTTGGATAAGTGTTAGGCAGTCTAAAACTCCAAAAGAGTACTCACGCCCAACAAGAGGAGCTATATATCCGCTGGGATTAGTTTCAGTAGTTCTCCCTGTATGTGGGTCTACGATGAGCCATGGTATACCAGTTTTTTCTATGCCCACCAAATCGGGTTGGGTTGGCTCGGGCGGAGTCTTTGGGTGAGAGTGTACAATTTTTATTATCTCCCCAAGGTCTTCTGCATCAGCATAGTCTTCTGGATGTATACTAAAACTTTCTTCGGGAAAGTCATAAATATTCCGGCAAGGTATATATCTTTCCCTGCCTTTAAACACTATGATAACCCCACAACACTCCTTGGGGCTTTCTGACCTAGCATGTTCTAGAATAGAGTCATCCAACATTAAAATAGTCCTACCCCCGGGAACCCTCCATAGGGTAATACCGCGTCCTCACCAAATCTTAGTTTACAACTTTCTATTTTCTTACCACAGACATCCGCAGCTAGTGTAAAGACAACGTTCCCATTAATGTCCCAATAGTTACCACCCGTATAACTACACTCTGAACTTCGGTACTTCCATATACAAACATTCTGTATTATCTGCCGTCTAGGGATTTTTACACCCTCTACATCTATAACAGATGCTAACTCGTATTCTATAAACACCCTATTCTCGCTAGTTTTTCGGTTGACATAGAAAATATCATCCGGGAAGAATTGACCAGCATCGGCTAGTGGATTACCAGCAGAAAAGTTAGCTGCGTCTAAGTACTTCACTAACGTTCTCTTTCTAGATAACTTAGCACCAATCAAATCACCATAACTTCTATTTAAAGCTGCTATGGCTCCATCTACATTAGCTACCTTAATTTTTGGCTTGGGTAGTTGACCATTACTATTAACGTGGAACCCATCTACTTCAATAGGAAAAGCCAAATAAGTATTAGTCTGCCATTCTATGTCTGCATTTAACTCATTCGTTCCAGCATGGAACCGGAATAAGTCTCCGGCTACATCATTCTCATCAACCAACATTGTGGTGTCTAGTTCGAAGAGTTCTATCAAAGTTCCCGGGGATAAGGTATATATATCTTCAATTATAGTCGCCATGTTATTTTAACCCCAGAAGACTTCTTCGAACATACAGGTTAGAGTGTTGTGGTCATAACCATCATATGTACGAGACCACTCACGGCACTTATATTTACCAGCCACACTATTAGGATTAGTCCAGTCGAAGGGTGTTATAGGTGTCTCATTATCCCCAAAAAAGTCTACAATTATTTGTGCATCAGCAGTGGATATATTTTGGAATTTCAATTGCCACTTTTCTGGGTTATAGTTTATACCCTTGAACATAGCTTGCTCATAACCATCCCCAAACTTAGCCTCCAGAATTTTTGGTTTCTGTTTTAAAGATGTACTTAATGAAGGTGTATATGTAAATGTAGCCATAATTATTTATTCAGTAATCCCCCCGGACGTTTTTGTTGGACTATTTCTTCTCTTACCTTAATACCAATTATGTTACCCATAGCCTTCATGTCCTCAGCACTTTGAGAGCTGTCAACTTCTGTTGTGGACGAACCATCTTGGGCCACATTAACTTCAACACTAATGTGGTTAATCATACCACCACCACCACCACCACCATCAACTTTGACACCAAGGTCACCACTAGTTGTACGAGACAAAGGCATGATAGCTTCTGGGCCAGCCTCACCCATCAAGCCTGTACCCTTGGCAAATGGAAATGTAGTGGGTGAGTTAACTATTCCACCTTTAGCAAAAGCTACGAGTCCTGTAGGATCAAATAGACCTCCTTTAGCCGCTGTAATCCCGGGCATAGCAGAAGGATTAGCCACACTATCAAACCCCCCTCCAGTCATACCACCTGATACCTGACTACCACCACCAGCAGGAGCTATGGCCCCGGCTATAACGCCAGCAATCATCTTCTGTATCATAATTTTTAGTATGCCTTTCAGTATAGCTTTGACGAATTCTTCGAATCTCCACTCACCAGTTTCAAAAGCTGATACCATATCATTTTCTAGAGTACTAAAGACATCACTATATAACTGTTTTGTTAGCTCAGCATTATTTGTTGCTTTAGCTATGTAAGAACTAAAGAATTCACTCTGTCCCTGTTGAAACGAAGTAGTTAACTCACTAAGTCTTATTTGGTTAGCTATACGTTTTTCAGTAGCGGCGTTAAGTTTATCCAATTCCTCACGTTCTAGGGCATTTAGTTCGGCCGGACTAGCACCAGTATAACCTACTTCATCTCTAGCTTTAATTCTTAGTGCATCAAATGCTTTAGCAATTTTTAAACGTTCTTCTTCTAACTTATTTCTAGTCTTGAGAATATCTATTTGGAGACTACTCATACCAGCAGTGGCTAACTCCAGTTCTTCTTGTATAGTTAAGTCTTCTAAAGTTTTAGTATAATTTTTTGCTATCTCTCTAGACTTAGTAA